TTCATTACTTTCCCCAGTTCTTTGTGGCAAGGAAGTTTGTTCTAGAAAATTCCATGCGGTCGACCAGTTTGACAGCATCACCACCAGAACTCCATGCCGCGACATATCCTTCTGGAGTTGTTACTCTGTAACCACCCTCTGGTGTGTGAATGAATGTACCAATATCATTTACCTGATTGAACTTTCTAATCAGCAATGTCTTGGCATCAATCAATACATTCTGTAAATCAAAGATGTTCTTTAACCCTATTCTGTTCTGATGAAACCAACGCATCACCGCATCCTTTTCACGGCGTCGATTGGCCTTTGTATCAGGTCTTTTGGCCTCGGCAATAGATTTATTATATTTATCCGCAATAAAGTTCATAACCTCTTGAACATGATTAGATCCCATGTGCTGGCCCGCACGGATCTTCTGATTATAATAAGTCATAATCGGAATACGATATGTATCGTTTGTTGCGATCTGATTTAATAATGAAGAGGGTATGGTTCTGAACAGAGAACCGGCTTGTGATAGTAGTTTGGTTAATCTTTCGTTTTCGTCTTTTGATAATCTGGCAGCACCAGTAACATCAAAAAACTTGTTTGTCCTATACCACACACTCTTGGACGGTCTTAGGTCTCCAGCATTATAATCAAAGTTTGTTTGAAGACTTTGCATATCTTTGCCAGTATAACTTGTATGCCATACGATACCCATTTGTGCTGACTTGACCTGATTAGCAAGAGGTGTGCCGTCAAGCACTGCGTAGGTGATTGTATTAGGTCTAAATGTTATATACTTTTTACCATCAATAGTTTCTGACTTTAGTTCGTTTTTGGAAAACATAAAGTCGCCATGAATGATACCTTTAATACCCAGTGCTGGTAGATATTTCAAAGCCGTCTCTAACTTGTCTGCCAAACCACCGGAGTGATTTCTTCGAACATCATCAACAGTGTAGTTGAGTTTAGCATTCTTGGCAAAGATTGACTTTGAACCTACAAAGAACTTGCCGTTTTCGGGATTGATACCAGCATAGAGTGCGGGCGCGCCATCGAACTTGGTTCGAAGAACAAGGCCACTGCGGGCCTCGCTGATTGTTTTACCATCATCGGCAAACATATCTCTCAAAGAGATAAGAAACTGAATAGCATTACGTGTACCGGCAACACCGCCTTCTAATACTGCATCCTCAATATGTGTGAGATGACGGTCTTTTTCGGCTGCTGCTTCTTTGAGATATTGGGATAATTTTAGCATGTCAGTAAATCTTTAAAAAGGGTCCATTTTCGTCGCCAAACTCTTTTTTGGCGCCGTAATACAATGTTTTTAACCATTCTTCCATTAAACCTTTTTCTTCTATGTTAATCCATACTTCCATCCATTTCATACCAACAAGTTTAGAAGAAAAACGTCCAGCAGAACTTCTCGTTTTTGTTTCGTTTTTCACAGCATAGTCAATAATATTTTCTATTCCTGTTAAAATTTCTTTTCCTGTGTTGACTTGTAAAGTCCCAAAGTCTACTGGTGCGCCGGCAACTTTCTTTTTCTTCATACTATTATAGAGTTTAATCCAATATTTTTTATCGCTATCGGTCCATTCACCCACAGATGGAATGTTAGGATCTGCTGCGGCGGATTTAGGTCTGTATAATCCGTTTTTACTTAGAAATGAATCTAGTGCCGTTGATGAAACTTTTCCCAATTTAGCGCCTGCACTACGTCCTTTAGGAGTTAAGTCTGTTTGAACAACATTTCTTGGTTGAGAATATTGAAAATTTCTGGACTGACCGTGAATAGATTCACCATTAGCGAAAAAGTCAAACGCCAATTCACCAGTATCAAATTCAAATGGTGTTTTGTTTCCTATTGACAACAGGCATTTTAGTGATCCGGGTTGTAAAGAAAACTTCATAGTATTAGTAGAACCCATATTAGCCGTTTCTATTTTAGCAGCAGTCGCTTTGGCGGCGATTGCTTTAAGAGATATTGGTAATAGTTCTTTACTTGCAACCAATTCTCTCATATAAGCGTTAAGTTCTAATAAATTTTTCTTTTTATCATCAGATTTTGTTATCTTATCTATTTTATTTTTTATAACACTTTCTTTGGATGCTTTGACCATATAAATGTCGGCAGGATTCCATCTGTCTTTAATGGATACTCCACAACGAGTTTTGGCAATTCCTTCGATAAAGTTCATAAATCCTTCGTCTCGTGAATAGTTATATCCTTTTTTATTACCAAGATATCCTTTAAGAGCAACCGCTTGTTTGGCGAATGATTCCATCCATATATCAGGAACTTTTGGATATACTTTTTCAACCGCTTTACGCAGTTTCATTTCGTTTCTTTCGTTTTTCTCAATGTATAATTGAAAATAAACTTTAGAACCGTTTTCCTGCTTTTTAGTTTCGGTTGCGTTAGTTGCCATTATTACCCTACAAGAGTTTATTTCTCTTGTATTTAGTAATTGACCAACAACAATTCTTTTCTGTCTGCTTGATTCTTACGATAGTTCTTTCGATCAGTTCTCATAGAATATGTTAAATCAAACTCAATCTGATTCCATTTCGGAAATCTCTCTTTAACAGACTGATCGGAGTTGTAAGAGACGGCAATTTGTGCAGAATTTGATTTGTTACAGCACTCTGCAAATAGATCGTGATTAAATCCTTTATGCATAGATCCTTTTTTACCATATAGATGGCAATGTATTTCATAAGGAGGATCAAGATAGATAAACGTATTTTGATTCGCGTCATTTAAAAGTTCTTCGTATGAAAGATTAGTTATCTTCCAATTCTTGATATGTTTGCTATATTCTTTTAATGCATTGATACCAGAAACATTAAAGTTCTTTTCACTGGCCCATTTTGAAAAGGTAGACTTTTCAGTTAGACCGGAGAAAGAACACTTGTTCACCACCCAAAAAGCAATTGCTTTGGAATAGTCACTATCATTTTGACCATCGAGAATTAATTTACTGGAGTTAAACAAATCTCTTGCGGTGTCATGTGTATTATATGTCATTTTCATCTGATACAAATCATCGGATAACTTATCACCATGATCGCGAAGATGAACCCAAAAGTTATATAAAGGCCAATATAAATCATTTACCCAAACATGACAGTTTGGATTTAGTCTGGTCATATGAATAGCAATAGAACCGCCTCCGAGAAACGGTTCTCTATAATCTTGTATTTTACTGATATCAGGAAATTCTGCAAATACTTTGTGAATCGCCTTGCTCTTACCGCCAGGATAACGTAGAGGTGTCTTTAACTTCTTTTCCATTTATTCCTCTTCATAATATAACTCCAATCATCATTTCGGAATCACTGGCATAACAGTCAGCGGAACATACATAAGTGATAAGACATTCACAACACCAGTAATCACGATTTACCCGAGCCAGAAGCGGCACATTAACAATATATATCATTCTATTATTTCAAAAATATGCCAAACGAGAGTCATTAGACCACTCTGTTGAACCGTGCCAACATAAACATAATGCTTTCTCTCATAGTCTAGCATTTCATATCCTGTGCCAAAGACCTGAAACACATACTTGCGTTTTTCTTTCTTGGGATTGACGATGGCCCAGATTACAGGAATACCACCTTGCATTTGTAAAGATAGTATCTCTGCATTTCTGGGCATTTCAACTTCGGTCACCATATTGTGATATATTTCCGTGCCAAGCGGATATTTGTATATCATTTTCATTTTTTATACTCTCTATAATGTTCACCACATGTCCAACGATATCCATTTTCGCTTGGCCATCCGCAACCAGCATCCTTGAAACATTCCGGTTCATCGCATAGATGGAGAAGAGGCTTTAGAGATTCAATCTTTTCTTCTCTGACTTTTTCTTTGATAGCATTCATATTCTCAATATCAAACTCATTAGAGATAGTCAAACCATCATCACATAGAGGAACATATGCTTCTGGTCCGAAACCAAGACGAGTATAGATTAGATATCGGTAAGAACCACCTTCACGGGCATGATTCACAATATGTTTCATTACCCATCGAGTGACGGCAAGTTTCATTTCATATGGACACTTATCTGCCATTTCATCAAGATCATAATTGGCTTCTTCCATCAATTTAGCAATCTCTTGACTTGCTTCAAACCAAGTCATTTTGTTTTCATCAGTCATTGTCTTCCTCAATCAGTTTGCGACAACGCTTTTGCCAATCTTCACGCTGCCACATGGCCTTATCGTATGATAGTTCACAATAATCATTGGCAATAAACCGAACCAACTTCTCATACTTTTGAAGACGCTTAATTTCCATTTCTTGTTTTGTGACATAACCATCACAATTCAGTTGTTCAATGCTCATTCCATCACCTCATAGTCTCCACCATCACAGGTATAGATTACTCGTTTCAAACCAAACTCGGCGATTGCTCTTTGACAACCGATACAAGGTTTAGCAAGACCCCAAATAACATTTCTAGCAAACGGTTGTTCTTTCTTTACTCGCACAATATACAGTTCACATTTAGTAAGATGATCAACCTCAACCTCACGGAGAGCATTCTTGATTGCTGCTACTTCACTATGAAGGAAAATGGCGTGCTGATTCTTTCCGTATTTCGCTGCCATCGGATGCGACTTCATACTATTCAAACCAATGGAAACAATCCGATTACGGAAAACAATAGCGGCCGCAAACTTTTCCGCAATATGCGGATTAGCAGCGGCCACCTTCGTGAGGGTTTTGAGGATTTCTTTGTTCACCGATTTCATAATACATTATATCAAAGGAAGATTAGAATGTCAAGTCTTTTGTCCGAGAGTGGCCTTTAACATCCATCTATGTTTTTTGTGTTCCGTGATTAAGTCCTGGACGTAGTTCTGCCAGGCCCAAGCCTTTTCTTTACCTGACATTTCAAAGCATTCATCTAGACATGCTAGAACTTGCTCATTGGCATCATATAAGTTCTGTAACATCTTCTTTGGTGTTGGAATCTGCGGATCTTCTTTAATCTCTGATAATTCAATAAGGCGTGTCATAGACCCCGGTGCAAAACTATCCATTGCTCGGATATGCTCGGCAATAACATCTATCTCATCATGCACACTCTCGTAAAGATCACCGAAAAAAGCATGATACTGTGGAAACTCTGGCCCGATATAGTTCCAATGATATGCATGTGCCTTCATATAAAACACAAACATATTACCTAGAAGCACTTTGGCTTTCTCTACAACTTCATCCATTTTTTTCTTCCGTGTATGAATCCCATTTTCCTAATGGACATTTAGAAAACGGCCACTCCGTTTTAAATCTCATAAAACAACCACATTCTTTACAACGATAATGTTCTTTATCGAGTTGTTCACATTGTTCACATATTTTTATTCTTTGTTCCGCAATTTCTTTGCGTTTTGTCCAACGGGTGACTAATTTCATATGATTATTTATAATACAAAAAAGGCGGAGATTTCTCTCCGCCCTATATCATTACTTTTGAATATGAATATGGTCGAAATGACCTGCAACTTTCCAAAGCACAGTGTAACCTGCTGCTCTGGCTCTAGATGCCAAAGCATCAAATCTCGATCTTGTGGAACGATTTGATGCTTCTCTAACACCACGACCTATATTGATGTCGATTGCCCGACCAGCATAATGAGCCCAACCATGATGGACATGGTGGACTCCTCCAAAAGCAGGATGTTCTGACACACGGAAACCAGAATGCTGTAACATTCTTCCGTATGCAACGATAGATGCCGAAGCACCAGCGTTTCTTCCTCTTCCTGCCATATGGGTGTTATGGTGTCTTGAAGCAAGTCTAGCACGACCATGAAGTCTAGGTGATACGCTCCAGTTTCCATTGGTTGTGCCAAGAATAGAGTCTAAAGGATTAGTCTCTAATGCTTCGTGGTTTGAATATAGATTTCTTGCCTCAGCGGCACCGCCAAGAGCAAGTACCGTAATGAAAGCAAATAAAATCTTCTTCATAATAGTACCTTTCTGTTGAATACGACCACGCACAATCACACGATAACGAAAGATGAAGGAAATGTGAGATTGTTTTAGGAAGAACCTGACGAGGCCGTATAGGAGTGAAATGCCGTTGCTGGTACATTCGCAGTCAACGGCGATAAACGCTAGGCAATATGACTGCCTAGCGAATAAGTATTTAGTATTATTGTGAATGCAACTCTGGAAACTTGTCAGCACAAATAGATGCTGCCCATGCTTCTGGCTTTACTCTAGGTGTTACTCCCGTCATACCTTTGATATAGCCAACCGCTTCACTAATAACACAGGACGAACCATGCTTTAGATTTGGATTGATATCGATGTGAACCTCGCACTCTCGGTCACCGATAACTTCCTCTAGATCCAGATAAAGTTGAGCGGCCTTCATAACTTCGGTCATCAACCGAACTCGCGGTTTATCTTTCTTCTGGTCGTAATCACGCTCGGATGTAATCTCACCAAAGACTTTAGCACCATGCTTACCGTCTTTATGAATAACCACGACAACCGCATAATCAGCAAACCAGACACCACCACGACGATGACGCTCGGAGTCAGAACCAATATAAATCTTGGTAGACTCCGAGGACTCTGAAATGAACTCTCTTACTTCATCTAGATCCAGTTTCTGAGGCATGGTTAGTCTCGTTCTACATATCGCTCCCTAATCATCTTTGGAGAGAAAAACTCGTTTACGGTTTCAAATACTTTCGTTGTATTATATGGTTTACATGAGAAAACATCTAGGTAAAAGTTGCCACTCTCATCACAGAAATGTGCGACGATGTTAGATGTTTCGATCAACTGCACCAATGTGTAACCCTGCTTATCATCTTCACCAAAGTGGATGATTTGCGGTTCACCATATGCTTTCATATCAATACGATTTACTAATGTTTTGGCAAAAGCGGCGATGTTCTTTGCATCGGTGATTAATTTTTTATCCGCATCATAACAATCTAGTATAAGATGATAACCCCACGCCATTTAAATATCCTTCTGCTTTCCTTGCTGCTTCTCATAGGCCTTTACTAGGCCCTGTAGTGTATCAGGATTGTATGTAACATCTTTCATGAATGCAAGCATACAGGTACTATCTTCCGTCTGTGCGGTGATAACAATATCCTGACCGGAAATCCAAATGTTCTCGACAACATTATCCTTGTTTGTCATATTCAATAGGTGATAAAAACCTTTTTCATTCATCAACTTTACGACACTCTCAGTCTTTTCACAGACAATCTTTTCTCCTGTAGTAGGTTCATCTTTCTTAGTAGTGGCCGCGAGAGATACAGAAGCAACAGTGGCAAATAGAATGCCTAACATATACTTATTCATAATTTTCTCCGATTAGTAGATTGGACCGCAACCATTCTGCGGCAAACAAGGAAGATAAGGACCTCCAAAAAAATTATAAGGAACAACAACAGGTGTTGGAACAGCCCGAGGCACCGGCACTGGAACAGGAACAGGTTGTTGAACTACAACCGGCGCCGCAGGAACTACGGCAACCGGAGGCGGACATGGAGGTCCAAAGATATCATCTAGAAATGATGTAAGAGGATCTAGATATCCGCAAGTAAATCCTCCGTAAGAGTCATACCATGCAGAACTAGGCCCAGTCATACCAAGAACAAATACAGAAACAATCAGTAACTTTTTCATGCCACTTCCTTCACAGTGATCATATTCTGATAGGAAATCAAAGGTGCATCCTTTGATCCTGCTATGGCCTTGAGTATATACTTTCTAGAGTGTTCTGTCAAGAGGCGGTCAAAACCATTTTCAACATGAATACCTTTGGTGACAACCAAATCATTGTAGTATTTGGCACCAAAGGTGTTTAGAAACTTTGCCGTTGCCTCAGTAGAGTCTTTGGCATCCAGAATCATAATTGCCCTGGTGTGACCTTCAGCACCAGAGCATTTATCCAATGTGATTGTATAGTAGCACATTTGCTAATCACCATCCGTAGTAGTAACCTGGGTAATAAGTAGGTGCTGGATAGTAGTATCGAGGAACAGGCGCATAGTATCCACCGTAGTAACCGCCATAGTAACCACCATAATAAGGGCGCGCGGTAGAAGCAATAGCAGCACCTGCAAGGGCGCCGACAGCAAGACCTGCTGCTACACCACCCCATCCGTATCCATAACCATAACCCCACTGTGCGTTTGCTGTATTAGAGAGACCGAGAGTTAGACCAAGAACTGTAAAGAGAGCGATAATCTTGTTTCTCATTGTGAACTCCATGGAGAGAAGTGACCCCATTACGGGGCCACCGTGTAAGACTATTTATTACTTTCTGGTAGTGACTTCTTGTACCTTCTGTGCGACCTTCTGATTATCGATTTTACCGAAATTAGTAGGACGCTTTGGAGGTAGTGGAGCCTCAACATACTTGGAAATTGGCGGCGCGATAACATCGGTGCCGGCATATGCGGTGCCACCGATTAGCATGGCAACGATAGCGATTGAAATAGTTCTCATTTGTTTTCCTTCCTATAGTTAGCGAAGTGATGTTGCACTGCAACATCTATGAGTATATAGCATCCTGAGCGTTTGTCAAGAGAAATATTTGGTGCTCCATAGGAGTATCGATCTCCTTTTTCCCGCTTGAGAGGCGAGTGTCCTAGCCAGTAGACGAATGGAGCATGTTGATGAACTTTAATTCAATCTTTCAACGGAGATGCTAGAAGTAGATCCCATACCGATAGCCCTAGCGGCGCCGTAAGAAAGATCCAAACTACGACCTCTAACAAAAGGTCCACGGTCATTAACTGTAACATTTACACAACCTCTATGACAAACTCTTAGCACTGTACCGAATGGATAACTGCGATGTGCGGCTGTGTATGCATGAGGATTGAAAAGTGCGCCTGAGGCGGTGTGTCTTGAAAGGTGTTCTCCATGCCCATAGAATGAAGCAACCATATGACTGCCTCCATGATTAGAATGACCCCAAGAAGCAGACCAATCGGCACTCCCGCCGTCATTAGCATCTTGTGGAACCGTGTGTCTTGCATGTCTATTCTTTCTCACTTTTGTTTGAGAAGGCGATTGATCGCCAAAGATACCACCTAAAAAATCGGTAACAGGATCGGCCATTGCCGAAGTTGTAAGTGTAGCAAAAACGATAGCAGTTGTCAAGAACTTATTCATAATATATCCTTTAGTGTTGGATCGGGGACTAGGACTCGAACCTAGAAAGTCGGAACCAAAATCCGACGTTATGCCAATTTAACTATCCCCGAATAAACTCAAAACTCTAACCGCTGCTGGTTACACTCAAAGGTATACCAACCTTCGGCACGAAACGCATCGATAATCCGATGCCGATCTTCAAAGATTGCACCGACCTTGTAAGCAGGATGCCGCTGCAACCAATTCTTGATAATACGCACCTTGATAAGGTCATCATCTTCACGATTACCACCAGGACGCATATACAAGTCTTCGTTACTAACCTCATAATTGATATGACGATTTAGCCATTCTAAACTAACTTCACGAAATCGTTCATCCCGAGCAGTAACAAAGATTACCTTATCATCTTCACGATCAAAAGCAAGAGCATGAAGAATATCCATTACCGGCTGATAAGGTTCATCCTTAATCTGATCGGCAAAGAATGCATCCCAATCCTTTTTACCAGCACCGTTGATATGGTGCCAACGGTGGTGAACGTTAGCAAGAGTTCCGTCTATATCAAAAATCCAAACCTTATTCATTCCTTTTCCTTTCTCATTATGTCTTATAATAGCACACTAGGAACGGAATGTCAAGCGATCTTTTGTCTACATATGTTTACATAAAACAAATGGTAGGCGCAGCCGGACTCGAACCGGCAAGCCGAAGCAGAAGATTTTGAGTCTACCGAGTTTACCAATTTCTCCATGCGCCCATATATGGTGCTTCGGGTAGGACTCGAACCTACAACCACGCTGTTATGAGCAGCGGGAACTAACCAATTGTTCTACCGAAGCGAAAATGGCGGAAGGGGTGAGATTCGAACTCACGGTGGACTTTCACCCACGTCGGTTTTCAAGACCGGTGCAATAAACCAGACTCTGCCACCCTTCCATATATTCTTACATTCCAAACTGCTTCTTTACGATTTCAACGGCAACATCAAATGCCTCGGCAATCGTTTCATCACTTACACCCTTGGCAAAAACGGCACGCATGGCCGCAACCGCTTCTGCTTTTGTTTCTTCTGTAATCTTAAACATAGTTATACCTCATTGGCTCATTAGAATGTTAATATCACTGGCAATAAAACCTACTACAACAGCGATGACAAAAAACACGACAAGTCTAAAGATTGCTTGTCGTTTTAGATATTCTGTATCCATATGTATGTCACTTTCGTTAAATGGTCTAGGTGGCTGGACTTGAACCAACAACCTTCCCGCCCCAAACGGGATGCTCTACCTATTGAGCCACACCTAGATAAAACTGGCACCTCGCCGAGGACTCGAACCCCGCTATCAGGTTTTGGAGACCTGCACATCGCCCCTAAATGTTTGCGAGATATTGGGTGCGGGTGTGGGAACTGCCCCCACTTCTAGGTGCTTATGAGACACCTGTGATACTATACCACCCACCCGCAATTGGAGGATCCGGTCGGGTTCGAACCGACAGCCGTTGGATTAAAAGTCCACTGCACCACCTATTGTGCTACGGATCCATAAATGGTAGACCGTGCAGGGATCGAACCTGCGACAAGCCGATTAAGAGTCGGATGCTCTACCAACTGAGCTAACGGTCCATAATAAAATGATACATAACACCTCTCCACGTATCTGGTAGCTATCTCCATACCCGCTTCATAGAGGACGGCGTCCCGTTGTTATGTATCAAACTGGCGACCGTGATGGGGATCGAACCCACCTAAACTTGTTAGACAGACAAGTGGTTTCCCCAGAAACCTACACGGCCATTATTGGCCACCCCTACGGGTTTCGATCCCGTTTCTACTGCTTGAAAGGCAGTTATCCTAGCCACTAGACGAAGGGGCGGTAATTGGCTCCGGATTGGG